TAAATTTCTATGAACAGTAGCTGGTAAACTTAAACTTAATCCTTGACTTGCAGCAGCAGTAGTAATTTGATTTGTAGTTCCTGTTATTGCAAATACTTGAGTGTTTAAATTTACATCTCCTGTACCACTATCTCCTGAAAAATCTAAGTCACTTGCTGCATCTAAAGTATCGACATAGGCAGTCGTTGCTACCTTAGTTGAGTTGTTTCCTGCTACTTGAGTTGTTGCTGTTGTCGCTGTGTTTATAGTTCCATTTAAATCTCCACTAAAAGTTGTTCCTGTAAAAATTCCACTAATAGTAACATTATTTGGTAATCCTATTGTTAAGGTTTGAGCGTTTCCACTTGTTTCTATTTCATTTGCTGTTCCTAAAATACTAAAGTTTTGAGAATCTAAATCAACTGCAGGTGTCCCTACGTTTGAATCTCCTAAGAAATCTAAATCTGATGCTGTTACAACTGCATCAACATAGGTTTTCACTGCTGCACTTGTTGGCACTGTAGTATCATTATTAAAGTTTTCAATACCATTTGCTGCTGTTACAAATTGAGTGATAGTAACGCCTGTTCCTGTGTCCTTTAAAGAACCCCACTCTAAAATAGAAGTAACTTTAAAATCTCCTGCTGTATTAACGTATAAACCAGTAGCGTTTCCTGAACCATCAGTAAGTTGTTTAAGTGCAGCAGTTATTGCAATATTATCTATTGTCTTAATTAAACCTGGATAAGTAGCTGATATTTTAGTATTATATAAAGTAGCCATAATTATTTGTTATTTTTCTGTTGTTTTCTTAAAAACATTTTTAATTTTTTTACATTTTTTTCTTTTGGTTTATATCTCATAATACCCATCCATTAAAAATTGCGTCTTGACTTGGGTCGATATCGTCATTAGTATTAGAATAATATGTAGGAAAAGTTGCTTGATTAAAATTCATATAATCTATAAATCTTCTTGAATAATATTCTGCATATTCTCTAGCTTTTGCTACTAAATAATCTAATTCCTCTTTTGTAGCACTTTCGCTATTTTCAGAAGTATGCTTAAATACACCTCCATTTTTTATTTGGTACGCTGCAAAGGGGATATAATCAACTTGAGCATACCATATTAACATTGGTTGAATATAATCTACCATTAAATTATAATGATTTGGATTTGCCGCTACTGTTAATGTTCCTGCTGTTATCATTCCTTCAAATTCTTGATATAAATCTGTACCTAAATAGTTTTGTATGTGTATAGTTTGAGAAATACGAATGAAGTATATAAATTTATTTGTATCAACATTACCATCAATGATACTATTGCGAACAAGGTCGGTTCTATTTATAAAAAGTGGTGTTGCCATAATTATTTATTTTTTGGATTTATTAAACTTCCATCTTTTTTATACCAAGGGTTGTCAGGCATAAATCCACGGTAATCCATACTTCTGGGTTGAATAGAAACTTGCCAATCATTTCTTACTTTATAACCATCAATTTCGGCTGCTCTTGTTCCAATTATATCTTTAGATGTTTTAACATTTATATTTGCATCTTTACTTTTAAACGTAACCCTTCTCCAAGAATGATGACAATTACCACCGCCTTTGTACTTCCAAATTGAATAAGTTTCAGAATCACCTTTAGGTCCCCATCCTGCATTTACAGGTCTATTAGTCATTCTAATTATATCTTCCTTTCTATATAATTTATTTGCACTTACCATAGCTACACAAAATTTTCTTGGACTTTTTGTTTCACCACCTGCATTATTTTTAGGAAAATAATAATAACGAACTTTAAAATAATTTTCTTTTATTTTTTCATCTTGACTGCTTCTTGCATTTGGAAAGGCTCTACCTGTACTAACTAAGTTTATTATTTTACTAAGTGTAGTGGCTTTTTTTTCATTTTCAGAATTTAAAACATCAACAATAGCATCATATTTATCTTCATTTTCATAATCAACATCTATTTCATCAATGACTTCCCAAGTATCTAAATCTATATCTTCACCTAAAGAGATTAATTCTTGCGCTATTTTATCATCATTTTCTTTGGATAAACTAACATCACATAATTTTTCCATTTCAACTCCAGTTTCTTCCTCAATATCTTCATCATTTTGTATTTCAGTATCAACTTCAGTAAATTCTAGTGGCTGTAAGGTTATAAAGTATAGTTTTAAGGCGATATCGTTGTAAGCAAGTAGTTTATCAAAGCAACCTATTAAAAGCTCCTGAAACGGTCTTATAACTGTGTTATCCATTAACAAAGATGCTGTTTTAATCTCATCAGCATTGTTTCCTAATCCTGTTGAATCTTTAATACCTAATAGCATAGGGCTTACAACTCTATGTGCTACTAATATTTTTCTTGTAGATTCATCACTTAAAAATTGATATTGCGAATGAGCATCACTTAATTGAACAGGAGTAATTTCTGCTTGACTTTCTTTATTATCGTTAAACGCAAGTATGAATTTCCCTGCATTACTGGAACCAGAAAATTTCTGTGCTATTCTTTGTTCTATTAATTCTCTTTGTTCTTGATTTGGAGTTCCATTGTTAAAGTTAATAAGCATTGACGGTGCCAGACCATTCATTATATTATTTAAGTGGTAGTTGCTAATCTCCTCCTCAAGTTCAGCATATTGTAATCCTCCTTGATAATCTACAGGAGAATAATAATAAAATCCTGCCTTGTAAGGTTTAATATAATAAATCTCAATTCCTTCTTTGCTTGTACCATAAGCAGGGATACGTAATGGTTTATCTGAAGGCTTTATAGTAGTCCAATCATTCCAATAATAATATCCTTCTATATCTCCATCATCATTTGCTTTTTCTGCTCTTAATGTTTCAATAGGAAAATGTTCACACATTGCAATTTTAGTTCTTCCTTTATTATAAATTACTTGTATAGCAGCTTGACCCATTAATTTTAAATCATAACAAACTTTTTGAACCATATCAGGCTTTAAAAGTGTAATCATTTGTGCATATTCATTTGGTTTACTGCTTGAATCTGTAGCATTTAAGCCTTTTCCATAAATTGCTTGTGAAATTCCATTAATTGCAGCATTATTTGTAGGAGAACCATTGTATCGGTCTATAAGAAATTGAAAATAATTATTATCAGCACCATACTGAACCCAATCTCTGTTTTTAATTTCAACAATTTCTGGACTTGTATAAGTTGCTAAATTAACAAAACTAAATTCTGACCTGTTCTTAGCAAACCTTCCTTGATTATCTCTTTTTATATTTTTTCTCATAATTAAAAAACCTTATATGTATTACCGTCAGAGTCGAATGTCTGATAAACTCCTAAATTCATATTATAATATTCGTCTTCTATTTGGTCAATTTCTTGGTCTGTACAGAAAATTCTATCCCTGAATAATGTTGCATCTGTTGTTCTATCTATATTCCAAAAGCTATTATCATTTTCCCATAGTTGATAATTTGTATTCCAATAATTATAATCAGAATATAATCTAATATCATAAAAATGTCCTTCAATTAATACAGGATTAAATATTTGATTAAATGTAAGATAATTTACATCAGTTGTTGCTGTTGTAATGTCATAATATACTGGAATGTTAGTACTGTCATCAGTAATTGACATAGTAAACTCACTCTCATAAGTTCGTGGTATAATATTAAACGTTTGTGCTGTTGCAGCAGTTGTAAAAACAATCATTACTTATATAACGTATTAAATAAGTTATTTTGTACAAACATAAAGGTAAAAAAAAAGCACCCCATAAGAGTGCTTAATTTTAAATATATAATATATGATTATGCAGTAGGGTCTATTTGTGTAACCGCCCCTGTTACTAATCCAGCATTTAAGAAATATGGTGCTGTTTCCTCCATTCCTTCAAACACCATTGTGAAGCCTGAAAGGTCTCCTGCAGCAGCTCCTGTAACAGAAGTTCCACTCATAAGTTCACATCCATTTTCAAAGCCACATAAGAATTGATTTCCATAATAATCTTCAACTACAATATATGGTCTCGAAACTGCAAGCACTTGAATTTCTGCTTGAGTTTTTGCATCTAAATAAGTTAAAGTTAAATTTAAAGTTTGAGTATAAAAAGTTGTTCCATTTTCTCTTGAACTTGTTACAGTAGTTTCAAGAGATGAATTTCCTTTTACATCATATTCATACCAAGTTGGACTGCCTGTTAAAGCAGTTACTTGTTTAGTTGTTGCATCGATAGTTACAGCAGTTAATGCTCCGAAATCTGCAAAATATACGGTTTTTATGCCACCGAAGGCTGATTTACAAGGTACTGTTCTCCCTGTTGATAATGTACAAGCCATAGTTATTTATTTTATTTATAAATAAGGGCAAGTAAGTTTCATCCCACTTACCCTAATTTTAGTTAATATTAAGCGTATTCAACGATGTCAGAAGCAATTCCGAACTGAACTCCTGATGTAAATCTCATAATCATTCTTACATTATCGCTTCCATCTAAATCTACCATATCAAGTACTCTAATTTCTTGGTTATTATTTAATAAACCAGTTCCAAAGTACAGGTTACTAACTTCGGCAGCATACATTGTATTGTCGCTCATTCCTGGACAAACAAAGATTTGTACTCCATCAACAGTTAAAGAACCATTGTTCCACCATTGTGTACCTTTAGCATCAACCCCTGAATTTGCAGTAGCAGCAACAGAGAATCCACCTAACGCTTGTACATAGAATTTAGCGATTGAACTTGGTACATAGATTCTTAATCCATCTTTTCCATAAAGAGCATCTGGAATAGCATCTACAACTAAATGTAATTGAGCAACGACATTAGCAGCAGTTACAGCAGCAGCAGCAATTTGTTGACCTGCAGGAATATCCCCTGCAGCAGCAGCAGCAGCAATTAGTTTCTCAAATCCATCAAATGAATTATTAGAAACTGCAGCAGTATCACCTTGCCATATATTTAATTCTGTAGATTGTGCAACTTCAGCAGCAACGTGAGCAATTAAGAAATCAGAAAATTTTGGAGGAAGTGATTGACTTAATCCAAATCCCATTTGCTGACTTTCCCAGTCATTTACGAAGTCTTTTTTACAAAGTTGTAAATTAACTTGTAATTCAGTTGGTTGTATAATTCTTTCAGTTAATGTAATATTTGATGTTGGGTCAAAATCACAAGTTGCAGCCTGTACTAATCCACTTGTAGCTAATTTTTTAATTACTTCTTTATACCCAATATTTGCTTTTACAGTTAAACCACCATCATTGATAGTACTTGCACTTAGTAAAGCAGCAGCGATATAATCACCTGCAAATTCACCTGCGTAAGTAGTCGTGATGTTTACCGCAGTCGCAAGATTTACTTTTTTTAAATTACTCATTTTTTTATTTTTTATTTAATTAATTATTATGCTTCTGATGCCCAAATTCCTTGTGCTCCAATTATATACCATTCAGTCAATGAAACTGCTCTTAAAAGACACCAATCACCTTTTAAAGATGTTGCTTTTGTATTGATAAAATCTTTATCTAAAACACCACCTGATGCAACGACTGAAGCAGCTAAAGTAATTGACCCAATTATTTTATTAGCAGCATTTGGTGAAATTGCAACTGTATTGTTAGCGTCTGCACCTGTATTTCTAAAGAAAACAGTGCAACCTAAGTTTCCTGATGTGATTAAAGGTAGACCGATGGTTAAAGCATCTGTTGCTACATTGTGGTCATTCCCTAACTCTGCTTCAGAAATGTCTCCTGTAGCAGTATAATAAGATTGTGCAACTTGGTTGCGGACTTCATCATTTGATAAATATTTGTACGTACTCATTTTTTTAAATTTATTTATTAATTATTTGTTTAATCTTGATAAAACTCTATCTAAAGCTGTTCCTGTTCTATTTTGAGAATATAAAAATCCTCTTGGCTTTTCTGATTTTTTAGATTCTGGACTATGTTTAATTGGTTGTGAAGATGGTTGAGATAATTCTTCTTTTACTTTTTCTTCAACTTCAGTAAATTCTTCTTTTACTGTTCTTGATTTTAAAACTCCTTCAACTTCTTCTTCAAGGTCTTCTTCCATTTTACTTTCTTTATCACCTTTTAAGTCTGCGATTGCATCTTCAAGGTTCTGGATTCTTTTTTCCATTCCTGCCCAATCTCCAACCTCTGCTTCTTTTTCTTCTAAGTCAGAAGTAATTTCTTCATCTTCTTTTTCTGGCACTTCGTCAGATACTTCTCTAACATCACCAATAATTCCTTCTTCTTCTACAACTAATAATCTTGAGTCTTCAAGAATATATTCCCCTACAGGTAAAGCAACACGCTCATCATCTGTAAGGATAAAAACTTCTTTTCCTTTTTCAAAAGATTCAGCTTCAACTCTTGTACCGTTTTCTAATTTCATTTCTTCAAGTTTTACTTCTATATTTAAAAGTGTCTTGATTTGGTTTAACATTTCAGTAGATTTCATAATTATTTATATAACGTGATTAATTTTAAATTTTGTATTTTCAACTTATTCTAGTTATTACACCAATGCCTTGAGCCCATATAGAACCATCACAACATTCACGTGCATAAGTATTTTCGTTAGGACATAAACAAGCCTTTCGCCCTCCATTTTGAGAACTACGAGCAGGAATATACCCTTGACTTCCAGGTCCTATATTTCTTCTAATTTTTCTAATTGGCATTAAGGATTTCTTTTATCGATTTAAGTAATTTATTATTTTCAGTCTCCATTTTTTCTTCCACCGACTCTTTAGGAGATTCCATTTTATCAGCAAAATATCCTTCGATACTGAAACCCTTAACTTTATTTGTCTTAACGTATTCGTTCCATACTTCATCGTTGTTCACTTTTACAGTGCCCATCCAAGTTCCTACAGGAACATTTAAATTATATAGACGACTTTTATCTTTTTCTTTATCTTCTACTATCCACGATTCTACAAGTGTTAATCCACTTAAAGAATGTTGATGTTCTAAAGTCGAATTGTTTTGATTACCATTTTTTAAATATAATTGAGATGCTTTTGATATAGTATCTTTTGAGAAATATATATAATACTCATCCTCTCCTGACTTTCTATATATTGGTTTATTAGGAACAAGCAAAGCACCCATTAATAATTTTTTATCTTTTGAGATTTCAGCAAGTTTAATTTCTTTAGAATTTAAAGCAATAAAATCCTCCTCTATTGCAGGAGATTCTACTATGCTTATTGCTTCAATTCCTGCGTCTTCTTCTTCTTCATCTAAGATTAATTCAATAATTCTCATAATAATATAACGTATTTAAAATTTAATTTTGTATTTATATCGTTGCTCCTTCAACAATATTTCTTTCTAATCCTTGTGCAGTAGTAACATCATTGCTTACTACGTATGCTCTAGCAGGTGCTTGACCACTTATTGCAGAAGCTAATTGATTTGTATTACTTGCTCCAACAGTATTAAATGCAGGAGGTAATGATGGGGTTATAGGGGCAGCACCACCACCACCACTAACTGTTGGACTTGGTGTTGCGCCTTTGCCATCTGCTTTAGTAGATGCTATTTTTCTAATTTGTAATGCACTAAATATTCCAGAAATGGAGGCTTGAATATAAGGATAGGCAGGGAATACTGCGGTAATAGGACTTAGATTTGCTGTTGCAAAAGTGTTTTGCACCCCCTGAATCCCTGAAATTGTGGCTTGACCTATTGCCATAGCTTTTCCTATTGCTGAACCTCTACCTGCAATCTCTCCAATTAATGCCATTGATTGTTGTGCTATAGCTAACTTAGCATTAGAAACTGCCTTATCTCTTGCTTCATCATTTTTAGCATCTTTATTTTTGCCTATTTGTATTTGTCCATTCCAATAAGCAACAATTTTAGCTTTCTGTTCTTCTGTTGCATTTAATTTATCTAAATCAGCTATTGCTTTTTCTGCTTCTAAAGTTGCTTTTTCTTCTTCTGTTATTGCGTTTCTTTCAGCTTCAGCTTCTTTAAATGCATCTTGTATTTCTTTTATACCATCTAACCTTTCTTGTTCTTTAGTTTTAGCATCATCTATAACTTTTTGTGCTGCTATTGCATCATCTTCTATTTTTTTATCAGCAATTTTTTTCTTTTCTGCTGCTGCTGCTTTTTCTTCATTTAATGCTGTTGTAATTTGTGTTTGTAATAATCTTTGACTTCTAAGTTTTTTAGTATCTAAGTTTATTAACTCTGCTTGCATTTTAGCAAGTTTATCTTTCGCCTCAATAGTATTTAAACCTTGCTCCATTTCAAGAATTTGAGCATCTACTAAAAGTTTTTTAGCTAAAATTTCTTTTTGAGTAATTTCTTCTTCAATCTTTTGTGCTTTTCTTAATAAAACAATTCTTTGAGCAGCAGTATTTTTTTCCCTATCTTCAGCTTGTAATCTTATGTCGTTTATTTCTCTGTTAGCCTCTGCTCTTTCAACTTGTAAATCTCTTTCTATATGATGTGCCTTTTGTCTTGCCTTTGTTACTTCTCCGATTGTATTTATTTCTTTTTTTGTTTCTTCTATAAAATTAGTTGCTGATTCTTTTGCATCTTTAAAAGCTCCTACAACAGTGTCAATAGGATTTTTTAAAAATTTTAATATACTAGAACCCAAGTCTTCTATAGCCTTTTTAGGATTTGTAACTGCTTCTATAATTCCTTCTCCTAAAGCAGCAAATGAATCCATTATTTGTTTTACTACTGCTCCAAGCATTTTTAAACCTACTTGTAGTTTTTCCTGTCCCTTTTCGCTTTGTGTAAATGCTGCAATTAAAGATGTAATTACAATAACTAAAGCTCCAATCCCTGTAGCAATAATAGCCACTCTAAGTAGCTTCATTCCTTTAGTTGCACCACCTATACTCTTAGTAAACCCTTGAAACCCTGAAATAGCACCACCAGTTTGTTTGTCAATTATTCCAAGAACACCTGTATATTCTCTTTGTTCTTTTACTGATTCTTTTATTACTTTATTTGATTTAATTCTTTCTTGTTTATTTTCTTGTAGTCTTGTTTTAGTTCTTTTTAAATGCTTATTAGTTTCAGCTATTTTTTCGTTGTATTGTTTTATTTTATTTAAATCTTTTTTACTTGTTTTATCTCTTAAATCTTCTAGCTTTTCGAGTTGTCTTTGAGTATCTTTTAATAAATCCTCTTGCTGTTCAATAGTTAAATTGACTTCTTCAAGGGCTTTTTGTGCTGCTTTAGTATCTGCACTAATTACTATTACTTTAGTTATTGCCATTATATGAATCTTTTATTTGTTTAAATGCTTCAGACCAACTGGTAGCAAGTTTATTTTTGCCTTTAGCTATTCTAATATTTTCTGTTTCATTATTTACTGTTTTAAGTAAACTTATTATATCTTTTATCATACCTTATTTAATAATTCTAATTTAGTTTTCCCTGTAATTAGATTGATGTTTGCACTATTTATATTATAATTTTGATTATTGATAGTTATTACATCATTCATTTGTAATTTATATATAATCTTTAAGGGTAAAAAAGCGGATATTCTTGTAATTCTTCTTTTTGTATTAAAGACATCAGTTATATAGGTGCTGTAGTAATTATTAAATAACGTTCCAGTAAACCCAGATGCTCCTGTATATTCGTTTACGTCATCATTGAAATTAATACTGTCAGTACTTGTAGCAGTTGCTATCGCTCTGGTATTTGATGGAATGATATAATCCACTAAAGAAACGTGAGAGGTAGCAGTTGTTAAAAATGATATTGCTGTACCACTTGTTTGTTTAATAGGATAAAATATTAATGGCTTACCTAAATAAGAATCAAAATTATCATCTACAAATCTACCATATTGAATAGTTGTTGTTCCATTATTGAATTGGTTTACAAGTCTTTCATATTGCATATGCTCAAAAGGTAAACTAATTGTATAAGAAGTGTTTGGACCTGTTAATCTTGTGCCTCCTGAATATTTTAAAGCACCCCACGCCATACTCTGTTCCTGTGAAAAAGTTTGAGCGAGTAAAGTTTCAACTCCTTCATATCCAAAGGAGATTTCATTGTATGGTAATCCTACATTTACTTCGCTTGTATCTATTGCAATATATTCTGAAATATCCCAAGTATTAAAATTATTAGCATAAAAGGAATCTAAGGTTTGAATTTTTATATTCCCATAATCTGGATTTACGCTTCCATTTACTAATAGTTTTTGATTGTCATAATATGCAGTTAGATTGAACATATTAAACAAGCCGTTCATAAAGTCAATTACTTTAATTGTAGGTAATTGAGCAGATGGTAAAAACTCAAATATAGTTGTAGCATTGAAAGACCCTGATTCATATACTGCAGTCCATCCTGTTACGTTAACAGGTAATTGAGGGTTACCTGCTATACTCCACATCACATTATCAAACGTCATAGCTGTTGCTGTAACGATTTCTACATAATAAGTACCAACAGGCAAATAACCAAAATCTGAATTATCTAAAGTTCTGTCGTTTGCTACTTCAGTTGAAGTCCACCACAATGAGCCATTTTGATATAAACGAACACTATAAGGAATGGTAGTATAAGAAGCATTTACATCAAGCTCTAAGTCATTTTGTATTAAGTCATCAGAACCTGGAATTATTTCTAAGGTCGTGGTGCCTGACATTATTGTAGCACCTGAATTACCAGAGGAGGAAGTTAGAGTAAATCCATCAACTTGAGTTGAGTAATTTGCAATCTGTTGAGTTGGTTCTACCTTGCCTTTTTTTCTATGCATCCATAGATAAAGAGTATTGAATTGATAATTAGTAGCGTTGCTAAAAAAATCATCTGAAAAAGTTAATGAATAATGAGTAGCAATAGCTGAAACTATTGTATCTATTTTAATAGCAAATTTTAATTCATCCCACATAACTCCGTGAGAATGTCCTACACCTGAATTATAATACACATTGCCATCTTCTAAAACGTGAGTTCCAGAATCATAATAAAGTTGTTCGGTATGAGTAATTAGAGGAGCAATAATAACATCACCTACAGCTCCTTGAAATTTTGTTTGAACATTCGCAGCAGTATAATCTAATCCATAAGCAGCATCTAATTCTCCACTCAATACAGTTAAATCATCTTCACCAAATGTTTTAGTAAGATTAATTGTCTTACCATAGAAAGTAATCTTATACGCATAAGGTTTGTTTTGTTTTAACTGAACTCCATTTAAAGCAACAAAGCCATCTTTATAAGGAATGTTATTTAATTCTATTGATGCTTCTACTTTATCTCTAGCATCAAATCCGTTTATTATATCATAATTATAATAATGGTCAAAGATTTTATTATTTGTAGCACTTGCAGGTATTGTAAAAGTTTTAGTAAACTCAGCAAATATCTTTTTTGGGTCTTTTACATCTTGTTGAGATAAACTTATAGAAACCTGTTCATCTTTAAATAAGTCGATTCTTTCAGTTGCTATATATAACTGTAGTTTTTGCATCTATGTTATTCTATGTTATCTTATGTTATTTATATAATCATAAGACATATCAAAGTCAAATTCATATTCAATAAG